CAAAGGGTTGACGTTATGATTAACTCCAGGGTAATACCTCATTACGGAGCGCCAAAGAAATGAGTAAAGATTACCGAACAAATTGATTGGTCATGGTGGGTTGTACTGCTCCCTTTTATTGTGAGCTTTGTCATCAACTTTGTAATAATCGCCTTGGAATAATTTTATGAAAAACGAAACACGCATCGTCGTCATGGGCGACAACCACGGTGACCACGGCGATGAAGATACGCTTAAAGCTATCCTTGAGTTCTGCAAAGACTTCAAGCCACATCACCGCGTACACCTCGGAGACAATTGGGACTTTGCTGCCCTCCGAAAAGGAGTGTCAGCCAGTGACAAAGAAGCTTCCTGGGCAGTCCTTAAGGACGACCTAAAGCTAGGTGCAGACTGGTTAGCCAAGTATAGGCCGACGCATTTCCTAATGGGTAACCACGATTGGAGAGTAAGAGATGCCATGTATAACACCGACAGCATCACCAAGCTCGACGCTCTTAAGGATGTAGACTTTGCCATGTCTAGGGCTATTAGTAAATCTGGCTGCCAGATTATCAAGCCGTACACCGTGCAGGAAGGATTTATTGACATTGGCCCGATGACGTTTACCCACGGGTTCTTCCACGGGAATGACGCTATCCTTAAGATGGCTCATCGGTTCAATAGTGGCCCTGGGCATGGACTCGTCATGGGCCACCTTCATCGCGCTGAGCAGCACAACCTGGAGCGACGCGGTGGCGGTGCAGTTTGGATTTGTGGCTGCGCTTGCGACACTAACCTTCAGTACGCTGAGCGCCGTCCGTCCACCTTGCGCTGGCAAAACTCCTTCATGGCTTTCATTGTCAAGGACGAGCATTACATTGGCCGACAAGCCCACAAGTTCAACAACGAGTGGATTATGCCGTTTTCTAAATGAAGAACGCCGACGAGTTATTCCTTAAGCTGCGTTCTGCGTACAGGAGCATTACGCATGAACCTCCTGCTGGGTATAAGTCTAGGCTGCAGCTTGCAAAGCTATGGAAGCTATCTCCATCAAGAACAGCTGAGATTATAAGCAAAGGCATCAAAGATGGTTTGCTTCAAAGGGTTGACGTTATGATTAACTCCAGGGTAATACCTCATTACGGAGCGCCAAAGAAATGAGTAAAGATTACATCCGCGTAGAGCCAGCAGAGTTCTATGACACGGCTATCATCAAGGAATCCAAAGCGGGTAAGCTTACTTACTCATACCACTTATTAGCTCGTAGCGTTATGGAAGAATTTGGCTACGAGGACGTCGACATGGAACAAGCCTACGAATGGGTAGATTATAACATTTTACCATTGCAACATCTAGGCGGAGGCTTCAACGTCAGCTACTCAAACAAATACGCCACATGACACACGAAGACAGATTAAAGGGCGCTCGCGCCTATATCGCTAAACTACCACCTGCCGTCTCTGGACAGGGTGGGCATCCAGCAACTTATCGAACCGCGTCCATCCTGGCGCATGGTTTTGATTTACCATACACAGATGCTTGGGAGCTTCTGGAGGCATGGAACCGTACGCATTGCTCACCGCCTTGGTCTGAGAAAGACTTGAAGCACAAGTTAAATGACGCGTACGTTAAACCGCACACCAACCCTAAAGGCTGGTTAGATAACAAGAGCCGTGCAGTCGGTACGAACGGCCGAATGATTTTTGACCCTAAGCGTATTGCTGAGATTGCATTTGGTTCCGTACCGTTCACTACGGCTGACCTATTGATGGCAGCTTTCAAGGATGATGACATCATCTGCATTACCAATGAAGCAGGGCAGACGGAAGAAGGTCGATGGTTCCCGGCGTCAAAGGGTATGTTCCTATCGCGCGCCGAATGGTTCACTAGGTTCTTTGGGCCATCCCCTGTTAACAAGGTTTACTTTAATGACAGTGAGGCTGGTGCTTGGGTTCGCATTAACCCTTTCACCAAGGATGACTTTAGCGGTACAGACACTTCGGTAAGCTCTTACCGACACGTCTTAGTTGAATTTGATAAGCTGCCTAAGGACGAGCAGATTGCTATATTCAATCAATCTAATCTTCCTATCACGGCGCTTATTGATAGCGGTGGCAAGTCCGTCCATGCGTGGGTGAAGGTTGACGCACAAGACAAGGCTGAGTGGGAAGCACGGAGAGATGCAATATACGAGTTCTTGGCCGACCATGAACCAGACCCGCAGAACAAAAACCCGTCGCGTTGGTCACGTTTAGGTGGCATAATGCGCGGTGAGAATGAGCAGAAGATACTAGCGCTTAATGTTGGTGCTACGGATTGGGACGCGTGGGTGGTATGGAAGGATGGACAGGACTTGCCAGATGAATTGCGGATGGACGAGTTGTTATCCTATGACACCAAGAATGACCCTAACCACGTCATCGGATATGGTCGCTGGCTGTGCAGGGGTGGTTCGCTTCTGATTACGGGCCAGGCTGGTATTGGTAAGAGTTCGTTTACTATGCAGATGGCTTGCTCGTTTGCCTTAGGGCGCGAGCTGTTTGGTATACCTACCAAGCGCCCATTGAAGATTGCCGTTATCCAGGCCGAGAACGACATCGGTGACTTGGCTGAGGCGTTCCAAGGTGTTACCTCTGCTATGGAAATGACGGCTGAGGAGCGTGTACTTTTGAATGAGAACCTTAAGTTCTATACGGAGACTACCAAGACTGGGGCTGCCTTTGCTGAGATGCTCCGTAAGATTGTAGTCCGTAACAAACTAGACTTTGTTGTTTGCGACCCTCTGTTGTCCTATGTTGGTGGCGACATGAGTAAGCAGGAGGTCGCAAGCAACTTCCTTCGTAACCTAATCCAGCCTATCCTTAAGGACACTGGCGTTATCCTTTGCTTCATTCACCATGAAGGCAAACCCAAGCCCAAGGACCAGACAGACGGCCAGACGTTTTCTGACCTGTCGTATTCTGGTCTTGGTTCGTCAGAGCTGGTTAACTGGGCTCGCGCCATTATTAACATCAGACGCGAATCGCGTGAATTACCAGAGTTCTCATTCAACCTTACTAAGCGCGGCAAGCTTGCTGGTATGCGTAAGCCAGATGGCAAGGAAGCGCTGTCTATCAAGTTGCGCCATGCTGAGGGCAAGGTGCTATGGGAGGTTGCACCGTTTGTATCCAAGTTCGAACTCTTAAAGGTAGGACAGCAGTATGCCCACTTCGGCGCTAAGCCATCAACATCCCGCGCAGCTATCATCAAGGAACTGATGGATGACTATGGTTTGGACAGGGCGCAGTCTGAAAGTGTACTCAAGGCCCTAGTGACCAACGGCGTAATGTCTCCTATCAAGATAGGCGCCGCGATGTTCTACGAGGGGACTGAGATTGATTCCATGTCCTAATACCTAGGGCTAGGGCAATCCCTCCGCACGAAATGGCTAGTATGATACTCTCGGTCTGGGCATCTACTAGTCCTTTTGTTGCCGACGATAGAGCTGCCTCGTCCTTGGCTGAGTCTGACATGATGCCCTTGTCGGTGACAATGAGGGCCAGTCCTTCGCCAGTCTGAATGGTTGTAATGACCGTATAGGTATGGTGGTATACGCGGTAGGACGAATACGAAGCCAATAGTAGAAGGCCAGCCAGGGCTATTGTTACAGGGTCGAAACCCTTAGGGCTAGTCTTCTTAGGTTTCATTTCTTCTTGTTCTTAGCCCTGCTTACCTGCTCCTCACCCTTAGCCTTGATATAGCGTAGAACGTAATCCATGACCTCTGGGCTGGCGTAACCGATGCAGCCTACGGCAGCGTAGCGCAAGCCTTCTGAATGGATATAGTCCTGTGTGGCAAAGCCAGCTATGACGGACGTAACGGCTGCTGCTAGCATACGGCGGAGTATCCAACCAAAGGACACGGGTTCGTGTGACATTAGGATACGCGCCAACATCGAGGCTGCCCCTAGCGGTGCAAACTTGGCAATGTCATCAATCATCCTGCCTTCACCAGACATAGCCGATTGGGCTGCATCCTGGGCAATCTTGGCTAGCTCTGGGTCTAGAGGTGCTGCGCTCATTTGATGTCGGTCCTACGGTAGCCTTGTTTCCAAAGCACGTTACAAATCTGTGAGGCGATATGGTTAACCTCGGTCTCGTTAAGGTCTTTGTCGCGTTGGCACAACCAGTCCCCTATATGGAGGGCCTCGTGGATTAGCGTGTTGAGCTTTTCCTTTGCTGGCTGCTGTGGGTGTATGGAAATGACTGCCTTGCCTTCTTCTAGTTCGGCCAAGCCATAGTACTTTCTTCCCTTGTGAGACAGCTTGCGCTCAACCACCGTGAGGCTCTTAAGCTTACGAGGCTTTGCCATCTTCGCCTTTGTCTCCTAATGCCCCAGGGTCGCTAGGGCAGTTGTGGGCAATCTTGTTCCAGTTGAAGGCCAAGATGGACGCGGTGACGGTAATGATGATACCGCTGACAATCCAGATGAAGGCGGGTGAATCCATATATTGTGGAAGGGATACGACAGACGCGCCGATGGCGATACCGATGCCAGCGTTCTTCTTGCTAGCACCGAACATAATCATGGCTACACCTGCTAGGATTAGAACACCGCCAATACCGATGATAATGGTATTACGATTGGTCTTCTCGGCTGCTAGGAGTTCCTGTTGTTTAGCTTCCAGCTGGTCTTTCGCTTTTTGCTTTTCGGCTTCAACTTTGCCCCACAGGTCGTCGAGCTGGCGTTGATGCGAGTCTGCAACTGTTTTAGCCTTCTCATATGCTTTCGGGTCGGCTTTGTCCGCACGTGCTTTTGCATAGGCTAGGTCTGTGGCTGTTGGGCGTGGTAGGTA